GAGGCTGAAAATCTGGAAATCTCACATCAGCAGAAGTATCAGGTATTAGAAAGATTTTTTAAGATAAAAGTACCATTCTATCGAGTGGTAGATGTTAAGAATGATGAAGAGATGATTCTTAACGAAGAAGAATTTCAGAAGTTTCTTGAAGAGAATCCCGGTGTATTTGAGCGGGGATTGGTTCAATTTGAAGAAGTTTTACAGGCCCGTGTAGCGGTAGTTGCGTCGGTTGGAGAAGTGGTTCTATATGAGTCAGTTCTTAATACTAATATATATCCCATTGTACCGTTACCTAACATATATACAGGTACTCCTTACCCGAGGTCTGATATATCGAGGTCGCGCCCCATGCAAAGACTATTAAATAAATTATGGTCTTTGGCGCTCTCACATGCTCAGGCTTCAGCGGGCCTGAAATTATTAGTTCCTCTTGGCAGTGTTGATGATATAAGTCAGTTAGAGATGGATTGGGCTAATCCCAATGCTGTTATAGAAGTTGATACATCTCAGGGTGAGCCACATTTCCCGGCTCCTACGCCGTTGTCTGGTGAATTTTATAGATTGATTCAGTCATGTGAATTTTATATTGATTTCACATTTGGGTTGCCGGAGTTGATGCATGGGTTTTCTGAGAAAGCTCCCGATACTTTTAAAGGTACAGAGAGAATGCTTGCTCAGGGGGCTGAAAGGCCAAAATCTAAGTTGCGGGATATTGAGTTTAGTCTTCGTAGGCTTGGTCAGGTAATATATGGAATGTCCAAGGGGCATTATACGTTTAAGAAGATGTTTCGTCTTGCTCAGGCTGATAATAATGTTAGTGAAGTTATGGCTAATTATTATGATGACTATACAGAAACTATATTTGATATTCAAAAAGAGAGGCATTCTATTGGTCAGCATGATATTAGTATTGAAGCGGGTTCAACTCTACCAACAAGTAAATGGGCTGAGTTTCAGGTTTATCTTGAAGCTTTCCAGCTTGGGCTTGTTGACAGGGTAGAAGTAATTAAGAAGAACCCGGAACTTTTTGATAAAGAAGGATTAATTAAGAGAATGGGCGAGATACAGCAGTTGCAACAACAAGTTGAGCAACTTACACAACAAAATAAAGAATTGCAGGGCGACCTGCAAACGGCACAGAGAGAGTCTGTAAGTGACAGGAAGCGGGTTGAAGTTGAGAAATTTAAATCACGGCTTTCTGAAGTACAGTCTGGTGCCAAGGCTGATAGAAAAGTGCAAGCTAATAAGCTTGATAACGCGGTGAAGCTCGAAATGGAAAAATTAAGACCAGCGATGGAAGAATTTGAAGCTGGTATTGGTTCTGTTCCTGAAGTTTAGAGACATCGCAGGGAGACAATAAAATGAATGAAGCCGAAACAACACAATCGCAAGACCAAGCAGTAGAAGATGCTGGATTTAACGAGGTGCAGGGATATGACCCGGACTATGTAGACCGTAGTAATGTCGCTGCCGCTGATAACTCAAATAGCAATACATATCAAGTAGATTGGGAATCCGAAGCTAAGAAGTTCCAATCTATGAATGACAAGAGCTCATCTGAAAATCAAAAGATGCGTAAAGACATGGAATACTTGGTACAGGAATTTGCTAAAACTCAGAATCAATCCACCGTCCCGTCTAAGGAGTCTGCGTTACCCGAGGATGAATTTAATCCTTGGGATGCGTATTATAAGCCTGAATCTGCCAGTTACAAGTTTCGTAAACAAAACGAACAGGAAACTGTCAATCAGGCCATGAGTCAACAGAAAGCTGAAATGAATGAGCAGATGTTGATTAATAATACAGTTAGTGATTTACGTAGTGTTCATAATTTGAGTGAAAATGAAGTTCAAGATTTCATGCAGTGGTCAACAAATCCATCAAGTAATTTGAGTTTGGATACGTTGATAGATGTATGGAAAGGTGAAACTGAAAGAAGCATTTTACCAGCTCAAAGAGAAGAACCTTCTAATTCATTAGCAGCGGTGAAAGCCGCAAAAGAGGCTCCCCGCAGTGCTGGAGTATTACAGGGTTCTCAACCTGAACAAAAATCAGATATTGATAAGGTATGGGACCAAGTTATGTCAGCAAGCGGAAGGAGCAATGTACTTTAAGATAAACTAATAGGAGTCATAGATGGCAACGTATAATAGCGGTCAGCTAAAACATAGTGACCCCGGTGCAGTTATTGACAGTACGGTTCATTCTAGGAGACTATATAATTTTAGCGACAGAGTCGCTGATTTAGCTCCAGACGAATCTCCGTTCTTTGTATATCTGTCGAAGGTCGCTAAAGTGCCTACCGATGACCCTCAGTTTAGATTCCTTGAAGACCGTAACAAAATCGCTATTACAGACCGTTCCTTTTTAATACAGGCGGCAGTTACATTATCAGCAGCCGGAAGTACCACTACTGTTACTTTCGATACTACTGGTGGAGCAAGTGTTGACTGGCTTATTAAAGGTATGGTCGTATTGATTGGTGAAGACGATGACAGTACAAACCAACCAGCACATAACGTAGTTCGTGTTGAATCACTTACTGATAGTGGAGCTTATACTACAGCGACGTGTCGTACTATTTCTAAAGCAGGTGCCTCTACGGCAGAACTTGCTGTTGATGATAATACGAAGTGTATGGTAATTGGTACTTCTTTTGAAGAAGGCTCAGGTTCTCCTGATGTATGGTCGCAAGAACTGGATAATGATTATGGTTATACCCAAATCTTTAAAACAGCTTGTGAATTAACCAATACAGCGAGAGCTACTCGTTATCGTGGATACGCTGATGAATGGCAACGGATATGGAATCTCAAACTTAGGGAACATAAGGTAGACATCGAGAGAGCAATGCTTTTCGGTCAAAGAGCATCTGTACAGGGCATTCAGTATTCTGAAGGCATTACAGGTCAAATCATGAAAAATAGTCAGTCAAATGTAGTCGCAGGTGGTGGACAAGTTTCGTACAATGAAGGCGAAGCTTATTTTAAGTCTGTAACTACTGCTGAATGGACTTATGATGATATTCTTTCAGACCTTGAAGTGATTTTCGACCCGGCAAGGGGCGGAACATCTTCAAAGCTAGCTCTGTGTTCTCTTCCGGTTATTACTCAATTTAATAAGATTGGTGATGGCGGTTTTATTGACACATCCACAGCAAGCACACAAGCCCAGTATATGATTGAAAGAGCTACTGGCTCATTCGGTCATAGGGTTACTAAAGTTGATACCATTCATGGTGACATCACACTCGTGAAAGAACCATTGTTTAGGGGATTAGCTGCAGGCTTTATGTGTATGATTGATTTAGACCACGTATCATATCGTCCTCTTGTTGGAAACGGTATTAACCGTGATACTCATATAATTACAAACGTGCAGTCAGATGATGAAGACTTGCGGAAAGACATGATTCTTACAGAAGCAGGTCTCGAAGTAAGTTTACCTGAAACTCATGCACTGTTTAATTTAGAAGGAGTATAACATGAGAGCTGATTATTTAAATGAAAATAGTTCATCCACTTATAGTCTCAAGGATAAGACAAAGCTTCTTTCTGCAGCAATTACATTGACTGAGAAAGATAGTCATAAAGTATTTTATGTTGAGTCTTCAGGTGGGGCTTATTCAGTAACTTTCCCAACAGGTGCAGACATTGAAGACGGAATTAATTATAAATTCTGGGTCAATGAGAATACACCTACAGGGGCAGTTACATTTGCTGCTGGTAGTGCTATTGTCTTTGGTAAAGTCAACGAAACTGAAGTTGATACTGGAGACGACGGCCCCGGTTCAAGCGCTGATGGAGCAACTGGTGTTTCCAATGTAATTTGGGGAACATCAGCACTTAAAGGTGATTATTTAGAATTTTCATCTTTTGGTGGACATTGGTACTTAACTGGTCAGTCTGGTAAAGATGGAGCCGTAACTACATCATAATCCGAATAAATAAGGATAACAGTGAGGAACTGTGGGGGTTGTCGTATAAAGGACGGCCCCCGAAATCCAAAGAATTATGAAAAAGTGTATAAATTGTGAAAAACCGAATCCGGATAGTTGGTTCTATTGTAAGAAGTGTGGTAAGAAATCAGCTCCTGCAAAGTATACCACTAATTTATATATGATAAGTGATATTGGTAAAAGAACAGACATCGAGTTTACTAATATGTCAGTTGATGAAAGTGTTAAAGATATGAATAGGAGTAAACATGCCAAAAGTAGGTAAAAAACATTTTCCCTATACAAGTAAGGGAAAAGCGGCTGCGAAGAAAGCAAGAAAACGCAGAGCTAAAAAGAAGAAATAATTATGGCAGGTACATTAAAAGTTAAAATACAAGAAGATATTATACTTGATAATCAGGATTATGGCTCTAAGCGCACGTTTGAAATATCGAGCATTGCAAACATAACCAAGAAAATAGTTACCATCGCATCTGATGATGATGCTACTGTCTTAGTATTTAAGTCTACTGTGGCATCAGCAGATAGTGCTCTTGATTTACAAACTGTAAAGTATATACGTGTTACCAATTTAGACAGTTCTAATTCTGTCAATATTTCGTTGCAGTTAGATTCTGGTGAGGATAATTCTGCCGCAGATTTATCTATCACACATTTACTGGAAGCTGGAAGAAGTTTTTTAATGGGTGCTCCAGATGAGGGTGCTCACACAGATGATGATTCTGCGACTATTGTAACA